TATAAGCCGCGCCTTGTCTGCTTTGACAAGTACGCTACACAGACCATTGCAGATCGCTTGGCTAACTCTGGGGTAGTTGTCGAGGACGTGTCAGGGCAGCAGTTCTACAAAGCCTGTGGAGACTTACTCGAAGGTTTGGTAAATCATCGCGTAGTTCATAATGGACAAGCTGAGTTTATCCAGCAGATGAATAACTGCGCAGCCAAGGTCAATGATTCGGCTTGGCGTATTATCAAGCGAAAAAGTGCAGGAGACATCTCAGCACCCATTGGCATTGCGATGGCTGTATCTAAGTTAATGATCCCTCAGCCTAAGCCGCAGATTTATACTTAGACACACCGATAGCACATTGTCTAATTACTTGACAAATGCTATACTTTCTGGCTATGGGTCTATTTCGCAAAACCGAAGCAATCTCTGAAGATAAGCGTTCGCCGCTTTTAGCGCAATACGCCCCTAGTATTATGGGCGAGAATCTTAACTCGCTCTATAACTACATCCTCCCTCGCGTTAATCGCAATGAGGCAATGTCAGTTCCATCTGTAGCTCGATGCCGTAACTTGCTTGCTGGAGTTATCGGCGATCTTCCACTAAACCTGTATCGCAAATCAACAGGCGAAGAACTAGGAAACCCTGTCTGGGTTGAGCAGCCTTCTATCAACCAGCCGCGTTCAGTAACAATGGCTTGGACTTTAGATTCACTTCTAATGTACGGCGTGGCTTACTGGGAAGTTACAGAAGTCTATGCAGAGGATGGACGTCCATCTCGCTTTGAGTGGATTCCAAATGTTAAAGTAACTTTCGAGACTGATCTCTATGGCACAAAGATTACTCAGTACTATGTTAATGGCGAAGCTCGTCCACAATGGGGCATCGGTTCACTAATTACATTTCAAGGATACGATGAAGGTATCTTAGATCGTGGTGCAGAGACAATTCGTGCAGCGATTGACTTGCGCAAGTCTGCTGTGATTGCAGCTAGCACTCCAATGCCTAGCGGTGTACTTCGTAACAACGGAGCAGACCTAGATCCTAAAGAAGTTGCAGGACTATTAGCAGCATGGAAGGCAGCGCGTTCTAATCGCTCAACTGCTTATCTAACTTCTACTCTTGAGTATCAGCCAACATCATTTTCACCTAAAGACATGATGTACGACGAGGCACAGCAATTCCTTGCAACTGAGATTGCTCGTCTTTGCTCGATCCCTGCTTACATGCTTAGCGCAGAAGCGAATAACTCTATGACTTATGCAAATGTATTAGATGAGCGCAAGCAATTCTATTCTCTATCTGTTGCACCTTATGTAAATGCAATCCAAGATCGCTTGTCAATGGATGACATCACAGCTCGCGGTAATGCTGTGCGCTTTGATGTTGATTCAACATTCCTAAAGACAGATCCAATGGAACGCTTGCTAGTAATTGAAAAGATGTTATCTCTAGGCTTGATCACAGTAGAGCAAGCGATGGAGATGGAAGATTTAACACCAAACGGAAGCGAAGGAATCGAATAAATGGAAAAGCAGATCCTCACCTTTTCGGCTGAACTTACAGCCAATGTTGAAGAGCGCACCATCTCGGGCAAAATCGTGCCTATCGGTACAGGCGAAGTGGGTAACACTTCTGCTGGTCGAGTTGTTTTCGAGAATGGATCTATTGCACTTCCAGAAGATCCAAAGAAGGTAAAGCTTCTAAATCAACACAACACAAAAGATCCTCGAGGCCGCGCTACTTATTTCAATGAAGTTGCTAACGATGGAATCTATGCAACATTCTCTGTAAGTAAAAGCGACAAGGGAACACAAAGTTTAATTATGGCTGAAGAGGGCTTGGTTTCAGGTCTTTCAGTAGGCGTAGAAGTAATCACATCAAAAGTTAAGGGCGGCATCATGCATGTGTCAGCCGCTCGACTTTTAGAGGTTTCATTGGTAACCGAGCCAGCGTTTAAGTCTGCTCAGGTTCTCGATGTAGCGGCTGAGGAAACTCCAGAGGTCGTAGAAGAAAACACAACAGAAAGCGAGACAGCTGTGGAGAATACTCCAGAGACAGTTGCAGCACCAGCAGTAGAAGCAGCAGCGGTTGAAGCTGCTCGTCCAACTGTAGTGACAGCAACTACAATCGTGCGCGAGCGCGTTGCTCCAATTTCAGGAGCGCAGTACCTAGAGGCAAACATCAAGGCAGCACTTGGTGATGATGAGGCTCGTCGCGTTGTTCGCGCAGCAGATGACTCAACATCTACAAACACAGGTTTGACATTGCCGCAGCACCTAAACACTTTCATCACAGACACATTCACAGGCCGTCCTGCGTTTGAGGCTGTAACACGTAACGCTCTTACAGAGTCAGGCATGAGCTTCACAGTTCCACGCCTTTACACAAACGCTGGAACACCTAACACAGCACCAACAGTTGCAGATACAAACGAAGGCTCAGCACCATCTGAGACAGGCATGACTTCTACATACGACACAGTCGATGTAAACAAGTTCTCTGGCCTACAGCGCGTGTCTTTCGAGTTGGTTGATCGTTCATCACCTGCGTTCATGGAACTAATGATGGTTGAACTTCGCAAGGCATACGAGAAGGCAACAGATGCAGCACTAATCGCAGCATTTATCGCTAACGGAACAGCTGCTACAAACGTAGCAACAACAGCAGCAGGACTACAGTCATTCGTGTCAGTAGAAGGCGCAGCAGCATACAAGGGAACTGGCGGAGACTTCGCTAACAAGCTTGTTGCTTCAACAGACCAGTGGGCAGCGATCACAGGATACGCTGACACAACAGGTCGCCCACTTTACTCAGCACAAGGACCAACATACAACGCAGCAGGTAACGCAGTAGCGACATCTGTTCGTGGTGGAGTTCTTGGAACTGACTTGATCGTAGATCACAACATCTCAGCATCAGGCATCGCAGATGATTCAGCCTTCTTGGTTGCACCATCTTCTGTCTATGCGTGGGAGTCTCCAACAACTCAGCTTCGTGTCAATGTTTTGACATCAGGCGAGATCGAAATCAACCTTTACGGATACCTAGCACTTTATGTTGCTAAGTCAGGTAAGGGCGTTCGCCGCTTCGCAGTAGCGTAATTACTAGCAACTAAGTCGCTCGAGGGGGTCAGTAGCCCTCTGACTCCCTCGGGTCTTTAGAAAGGATCAGGATGTCTCTTACAACAGTCTCAGAGCTTCGTACCACTCTCGGAGTGGGTACGCTCTATCCTGATGCAACCCTTCAAGAAGTCTGTGATGCTACAGATGCAGTCCTATTGCCTATGCTCTGGACTAATGCAACTTATAACATCGCACACAGCAATACAGCTAACACAGGAACACTTTACTTCCAAGACAAAGTAGAGAAAGTTTTTTATGTCGGTCAGACTGTAGTTATTACAGGCAACGGCTCAAAGCACAACGGATCTAAGACTCTCACTGGAGTAGGCGATTACTCAATCACTTACGCAATCTCAGGCAACAACAACACTCCAGCAGTAGAGCATCCAGTACAACCTTTCGGCACAGTATCAGCAGACACTTATGTGGACTGGTCACTAGATGCCGCTATCCAAAACGCAGCATTGATGATCGCTGTTGAGATCTGGCAAGCGCGTACTGCCACCCTTTCAGGCAGTAACCTTGTTGATTTCCAGCCCTCACCTTACCGAATGAGCGCACAGCTACTCGCTAAGGTCAGAGGATTGATTGCACACGCGCTCGCGCCTACTAGCATGATCGGGTGACCCATGACCGCACCAATTACAACCCTTCGCAGCACACTTGCAACAGCCCTAGTGGATAACAGCAAGTGGCAGACCTTTGCCTTTCCACCGGCAACAGTCCTTGCTAACTCTGTGATTGTGTCTCCAGATGATCCTTATCTGACACCTAATAACAACAGCCAGATTTCAATTAGCCCGATGGCTAACTTTAAGATCGTGATGACAGTGCCACTCTTTGACAATGAGGGAAACCTTAACGGCATTGAAGATACTGTAGTGGGCGTGTTCGCAAAGCTCGCAGCATCATCTTTCGTCTATAATGTAAGTGCGATAAGCGCACCTAGTGTTCTCAATGCGGCAAGCGGAGACTTGTTAAGCTGCGAGATGTCAGTAACTATCCTAACGAGTTGGAGTTAATCATGACCGAGTTAGAACAATGGGAAAAAGAGAATGAAGCCTTCCTGATCAAAATCGGTCAGGTTAAGCCAGTGGCATCAAAGCCAGCAACCAAGAAAGAAGAGGAATAAGCCGTGGCAGTTTATCTATCCAATGGCGTGAGCGTAACTGTTAATTCGGTCGATCTCTCATCGCTAGTAAGCGCAGCAACAATCAACCGCACATTCGATGAGCTAGAAGTTACAGCGATGGGTGACTCAGGTCACAAGTTCGTTAAGGGTCTAGAAGCATCATCAATCACACTCGACTTCTTTAATGATTCAGCATCAGCAAAGACACTACAGACACTCAACTCAACTTGGGGAACATCTGTAACAGTAGTCATCAAGCAGACATCAGCAGCAGTAAGCGCAGAGAATCCTTCTTACACAATGACTTGCTTGATCAACAACATCACACCTGTAAATGGTGCAGTTGGAGATCTTTCAACTCAGTCAGTAACATGGAACGTGAACGGCACAATCGCAGTAGCATCTGCATAACTAACTAACAAAGGGGCTAACCATGGCAAGACTAAAGATCGTTCGACAAGATGGAAGCGAATTGATTGGCGAGATTACTCCAGCAGTGGAGTACGCGTTCGAGCAATACGCTAAAAAGGGTTTCCACAAGGCTTTCCGCGATGAGGAAAAGCAAAGCGATGTCTATTGGCTTGCATGGGAAGTCACACGCAGATCAGGTGAGTCTGTAAAACCTTTCGGGATGGACTTCATAGAAACGCTCAAGAGCGTAACTGTCGAGGATTCTGACCCTTTAGCCTAAAGCGGGATCTCCCATTCACCTACTTAATCGCTCGCTTGAGCATTAGGTTAGGGATTCCGCCTCAAGCATTATTAGATTTAGATAAGACCATGCTCGATGCATTAGTGCAAGGGCTCAAGGATGAAGCGAAGGAGTCAGCAGATGCCAGTCGAGTTCGCAGGCGTTAATGAGCTCCGTAAGGCTCTGAAAGAGTATGCTCCAGACCTTGACAAAGCTCTAAAGAAGGAATTGGCAGGATTGGCAAAGCCTATAGTTAATAAAGCTAGAGGTTATGCCCCTGCACTTCCACCTCTTAGCAACTGGGGTCGCGATGGCGGCAGATTCCCTTCTTACAATGGTGCATTAGTTAAACGTGGTATTCGCTTTAGCACAGCAAGATCTAAGAAAAACAATCGAGGCTTCTCTTCTGGCGTTCGTATTGTGAACGCAACAGCGGCCGGTGCTATCTATGAGACTGCTGGTCGCAAGAATCCTTTTGGTCAGCCTTGGGTTGGTAACGCCAAGGGCGCGCCTGCTGGCAAGCGTTACTCTCATTCTATTAATAAGTATGCAGGGCGTGACTTTATCGCTGCCATGGGTGGCGAAATGAAGGGCAAAGGTCAAGACAAGGGTCGCTTAATTTATCGTGCTTGGGAAGAAGATCAAGGCAAGACTCAGGATGCCATGATCAAAGCAGTCCTTAGAACGAATGATCTATTTCAATCTAAGACTGGCGGAGCGATTACTCGCGGTGTTAGGAAGGTTGCATAATGGCTACTCAGTCAAACATTGACATTAAGATTATTGCCGAGTTTCTTGGTAAAAACGCTTTCAAGCAAGCAGACAGCGCAGCAACTAAACTCAATAAGACTGTTAAGTCTTTAGGTCAATCTTTTGGCTTAGCCTTTGGTGGAGCTGCTTTAGGCTATGCAGTCAAGTCCACCATCCGCGACTTTGCAGATGCACAGCGCGAGACTCAGCAGCTTACTAACACAGTTAAGAATCTAGGTTTAGCCTTTGCTGCACCTCAAGTCGATGAGTATGTTCAGAAGATTGGCAAGCTGTACGGCGTAACAGGCGAGCAGGCAGTTCCAGCAATGCAGGCTCTATTGACTGCCACTGGCTCTGTGTCTAAATCAACTGCCATCATGAACACAGCACTTGACCTAGCAGCAAGCCGCAACGCGGATGTCGCAGCGGTAGCGCAGGATCTTGCCAATGCTTATGTAGGTAACACAAAGGGATTGAAACAGTATCGTCTTGGTTTAACTAATGCTGAATTAGCAGCTTCAACCTTTGATGAGATCCTTGCCAAGATTAGTTCACAAACAATGGGCGCAGCAGATGAGGCAACTAAGACCCTTAGCGGTCAGTTAGCCATCCTTGCTGAAGTAAGCAACCAAGCGAAAGAACGCATTGGTGGCGGTCTAGTTGAAGCCCTTGGCGGTCTGTCAGGCAATAATGGTGCAGGTGGCGCAGCTAAAACTATTGAGAATCTTTCGATCAAACTTACTAATGCAATCACTGGCTTTGGCTACTTGGTGCAAGAAATCAAGATTGCTCAACCTATCTTGGTTGCAGCAGGAATCGCAGTCGGTCTGGCATGGGCTCCATGGTTCACGGCGATCGGTGTTGCAGCTCTAGCCATTGGTGCAATCGGTAATGCGATGAAGAAGAATACTCCGCAGATTGCAGTCAATACAGGAAAACTCTTCTTCCCGGGGTCTGGCGATGGCGGTTACAAGGAACGCTTAGCCGCAGAAGCTAAAGCAGAAAAAGAAGCACTTGCTCGTGCTAAAGCACTCGCTAAGTTAGTCAAAGATCAAGCTGCTAACCAAGCAAAGATCCTCAAGGATAAGCGACTAGCAGCAGCAATTGATAAGGCTAATGTTGTTCTCAATAAGGGTGAAGAAGTCTTTGACCTAGACAAGATCCAAATTGCAGCTGCTTTAACTAACCAAGCACAGCAATTAGGCAAGGCAACTAGCGCGGCTCAAGCTTTGCAGGTTGCTGGAGATGTCGCTCGCCTTAATGTTAAGAAGTCAATCCTTGATCTAGAGGATGCAATTGCCTCTAAGGATGAAGCAGCAATCATCAAGGCAACTGCTAAACTCAACGAAGATCTCAAGATCCTCAATGCCCTGACTGGTCAAAAGACACAGATGGCAGCAATCGAGTCAATCCTCAATGGGCTAAAGTCTAAGGATCTAATCAACCAAGACAACCTAGATGAAGCTTTGCGCAAGATTAAGCAGATGATGGAAGAGCTTGCCAAGATTAAGTTTCCTACCATCACTTCAAGCGGTGGATCGAGCAGCAGCTCAAGCGGTGGCACTGACACAGGATTCATCCAGACCAACAATGGCATCCGTCCAACTACCCCACCTCGTACCATTGAAGCAATCAACAAAGCGGTTGAAGATCTTGGTGGCGTTGTATCTGTCATCGGCGAGAATGGCAAAGAGTTCATCAAGCTAGTCGATGGGGCTGCTCCAGTATTTCAAGGCTTAGAGGACAGCGTTGCCAAGAACATGTTTATCGCTCAAGGCATCCTGACTCAGCCTTTCAACGCTGGCTCTTTCCGCACAGCAGAAGGCGGCTCACTGTTTAACTCAGGCGCGGTAGGTTCACGCGATCGAGACATCAATGTCACAATCAACACAGGCGTGGGCGATCCTAACGCTATTGCAGAGGCTATTGACCAAGTGCTTATCGATGCGATGCAGCGCGGTACTTTGCGAGCTGGGGCTTACTAATGACATGGCTTCCAGAGTGGCGTGTAACAGTAGGTGATGATGTCTATACGACTGTCACCTCTGTTTCGTATGCTTCTGGTCGCTTAGACATTGACAGACAATGCACAGCAGGTTACTGCCGAGTAGAGATCATCAACACAGACAATTCACCTTTTACAATCAATGTCACAGAGCCAATCACCTTAGAGCTAAAAGATACTAATGGCACATACATCACTGTATTCGGTGGCGAGGTATCAGACTTCTCCATTGGTGTGCGTAGTCCAGAGGATTCAGGCTTTATCACTACTGGCACAATCTTGGGCATTGGCTCACTTGCTCGCCTAACTAAGGCTATCTATAACACAGCACTTGCAGAAGGATTAGATGGCGCACAGATTGCAGCTATCCTCGGTTCTACCCTATCTTTGCCATGGGATCAGGTAACTCCGACAACTACATGGGCAACTTACTCAGCAACTACCACATGGGCAGATGCAGAAACTTTCATCGGCACAGTGGACTCAGGCTTCTACACAATGGTCAGCCTTGCTGCTAGCCCTGTAACAAAGAGCCAGACCCTAGTCGATCAGATTGCTACTAGCGCACTTGGTCAAATCTACGAGGATCGGTTCGGAAATGTGAATTATGATGACGCGGATCATCGCTCTAACTACCTTGCAGCCAATGGCTTTACTAACTTAGACGGCTCATACGCTACGCCTAGCTCGATCCAGTCTCAGACTCAGATCGCTCGCATCCGTAACAGCCTTATCTATAAGTACGGTGCAGGATACGCTTCAACCTACAGCACCTCTGACACAGACTCTATTAGCTCTTTCGGGCTCTATGAGCGTTCCTTTGAGTCTAACATCAAGAACCTTGCAGACATCACCGAGATCGGCTCTAGAGAGCTTAATCTCCGCAAAGCACCATTTAGCTCATTGGGAGCGATTACCTTTAGACTCGACAATCCAGACATGTCAGATGAAATGCGTAACGATCTAATCGGCATCTTCTTTGGTGAGCCTGTACTTATCAATAACCTACCTAGCAACCTTCTAGGCGGTGCCTTCGATGGCTTCGTGGAAAACATAGCCCTTCGCGCAACTCCGACCTTTGTGGACATCACGCTCTACATCTCAGCAACAGACTTCTCACTATCAACGACACAGTGGGAAACAGTATTACCTGCCACCTTAGAGTGGACAGGTGTAAATGGTACACTTATCTGGACTAACGCGACTGGAGCACTCACTTGAGCACAAACACAACGAATTATGGTTTTGACATTCCGACATCGAGTGACCTCGTAAAAAATGGCGCTACTGCTATTGCTACGCTGGGTCAGGACATTGACACCCAATTCGCAGGTCTAACAGTTAATGCCCAGACAGGCACTAGCTACACTGCTGTCAAGGCAGACGGACTCAATGCAATTGTCACAATGGACAATGCCTCAGCCAATACTTTTTACATCCCAACAGATGCGACATACGCATTTCCTACAGGAACGACACTGATTGTGTATCAAAAGGGTGCAGGAATTACAACTATTACTGCCACGACCCCGGGAACGACCACAATCAATAGCGCAGGTGCAACGGCAGGATCACCAGTCCTTGCTCGTTATAAGTCAGCAGCTTGCATTAAAGTGGCTGCTAACTCTTGGATCGTTGTGGGTGCGATTGCATAATGTTAAACAATTTAGTGGGCATAATTGCTTCCAGTGGTGGTGGCGGAGCGGCTATCGTAACAGGTGGGACTCTTTACACTTCTGGCGGCTACAACTATCGTGTTTTTACCTCTAGCGGTACTTTAGGCGTAACAGGCGGCACACTTACCTGTGATGTTTTAGTAATCGCAGGCGGTGGTGGTGGCGGTACAGGCAACCTTGGTGGCGGTGGTGGAGCAGGTGGACTTTATTATTCATCTGGCAATTCCATTAACTCAGATCAAACTGTCACAGTCGGTGCAGGTGGTGGTTCTTTTGCCAGCGGATCTAATTCACAATTCGGGTCACTAACAGCAGCAGTCGGCGGTGGTCGTGGTGGTCACTCTGATTTTGGTGGCGGTAACTTCCAACCAGCAGTAGGTGGATCGGGCGGTGGTGCTGGTAACAACGGCACAGGTGCGGCTGGAACATCTGGTCAAGGAAATGCAGGTGGTGGTGCGGCAGGTGAAGGCGGCGGTGGTGGTGGTGCTGGCGCAGCAGGTTCAACCATGGCTGGCTCTAATGCTGTTACCGGTGGTGTTGGATCTTCTAGTTATTCATCTTGGGGATTAGCAACTTCAACTGGACAAAATGTTTCAGGCACAGTTTATTACGCAGCAGGTGGATCTTCAGGTGCTTACGATGATTTTGGTGGCACACGAATCACAACTCGTCCTTTTGGTGGCGGTGGTACAAGCGGCGGCGATACTAACAAGAATGGTTTAGCAAACACCGGCGGCGGTGGTGGTGGCTTCAGCTACAGCGCAGGAACAGAAGGCTCTGGCGGTTCGGGTATTGTAATTGTGAGGTATGCAGTATGAGTCACTGGGCAGAAATAGATAAAGATAATAAAGTCATTCGCGTACTTGTTGGAGATAATAACGATCCAGCAGGTGACGAGGGTCACTCATGGCTAATTAACAATCTTGGTGGAACATGGGTAAAGACAAGTTATAACAGCAACATTCGTTATAACTTTGCCAGCGTTGGTTTTACTTACGATCCTATCGATGATGCTTTTATCGCTCCAATGCCTTGCAATCATGAAGAATTATTATTAAACAATTTAAAGCGGTGGGAGTGTTCCAATGACGAACATCAAGCCACGATTATCTAAGGCAGCGATTCAGTTAAGGGAACAAATAGATGACTCGTTCCCAGATCGTGACCGCGCATCGGATGGTTGGATCGGTGATACCCGACACGCTCATCGCAAGTCGGATCATAATCCAGATGTTAATGGTTGGGTTCGTGCCATCGATGTCGATCGTGACCTATTTAAGGGATCGAAACCAGACATCATGCCAGATCTTGCAGATCAGCTTCGTGCCGCTTGCAAGTCTAAATCAGAGAAGCGTATTAGTTACATCATTTTTGATGGACGAATTGCCTCGCCTATCTTCGGATGGAAGTGGCGTAAATACACAGGGGCTAACAAACACACGAAGCACTGTCATGTCTCGTTTAAGAAAGCGGCTGACAATGATTCGGCTTTTTTTAACTTATCTATGTTAGGCGGAGAATAATGAAGATCAAGCATCCTGCATACCTAGCCGCTGGAGCGTTCCTTGCAGCTTGGGCATCATCCAACTTTGAAGCAGATTACCGCGCAATCCTTTGGGCTGTGCTATCTGGCATCTTCGGTTATGCGAGCCCTAAAAAGTGACACAATCTGATTTCTTTCAACTCTACATCGCTACCATCGTTGCACTCGGTGGTCTTTCAGGCTTTGTCATTACACACCTACTAGCTGAGATCAAGCGACTCCATGCGCGTGTCGATGAGATCTATAACATCCTTCTAGAGCGATAATTTAGCCATGGCAAGACGAGCATCTAAGGCGTTAGAGGATCAAGGCTACTCAAAGCTTGATGCGTACTGCATTGGGCTCCATGAGTATTACAAGTCTTTGCGTAAGGCTGGATTCAATGAGGGCTTAGCCTTGTTTATGATTACCGATGTTCCCTCTTATCCGCGTTGGATCTTGCCTGATCCTGTCGATCCAGAGAAGTTCGGCAATTACGAAGATGAGGATGATGACTAAACAACGCTATCTAGTGATCTCGGATCTACAGATCCCCTATCACCATGAGCAAGCAGTTAAGAATCTGATCAAGTTAGTAAAGCGCGAGAAGTTTGACTTAGTTCTCAACACAGGCGATGAGCTTGATATGCAGTCACAGTCCAAGTGGGCTAAGGGCACTCATCTGGAGTACGAAGGGCAATTAGATGCCGATAGAAGTCTGGCTCAAAACATCCTCTGGGATCTTGGCACAACCGACATCACTCGATCCAACCATACCGATCGTCTATACCACACTCTCGTTAGAGGAGCTCCTAGTCTCATCGGACTTCCAGAACTCGAGTACTCCCGCTTTATGGGTTTCAATGAGTTGGGGATCCGTTTTCATAAGAAGCCATTCGAGTTCCATAAAGGATGGGTCTTAGTCCATGGAGACGAAGGATCGATGAACTCCAATGCTGGACTTACAGCTCTAGGTCTAGCCAAGAAGTTCGGTAAGTCTGTTGTATGTGGACATACACATAGAGCAGGCATATCAGCCTATACAGAGGGTCTAGGAGCCCAATACAGGACTTTATGGGGCTTAGAGGCAGGAAATGTCATGGACAAGAAGAAGGCCTCGTATCTCAAGGCTGGGAGTGCTAACTGGCAGATGTCTGTTGCAGTCATTGAAACACATGGCAACCATGTAACACCTATGCTGGTGCCTATCAATAAGGATGGATCCTTCACACTTTATGGAAAACTCTACGCCTAAACCTTACTCGAAACTGTTAGGTTTCGATAAAACCTCACACAATCGTTATCGTTTCGTTACACAACTATACGAGATTTGACATAGATCTGTGCAACACTAATCCTGTAGCCGATCAAGGGCATTGGCACAAGGGAGCAAAATGAACTCAATTACTTTAATTGGAATCATTGGACTTTTCGCAGCTAGTAACTTTGTTTGGTACTGGCAGGGGTTCAAGGATGGTAAGCGCGAGGGCTGGCATCGAGGGCGTAACTTAAGCCGTTCGGAGTTCTGGTCAGAATGAAAGCCAATGAAATCCTCCTCACAGCCACAGACACGATCTCTGAGCGTGGCTTATCATACGGTCACCCTTCGGATAACTTGCAACACACAGCAATGCTTATCAGCGCATACCTACAGACACCAATACACGACTATCAAGTGGCAGGGATCATGGTCTTGGTTAAGCTTGCAAGGACTAATCAATCAGCACAACACATCGACAACTGGGTCGATCTATGCTCATACGGAGCACTAGCAGGGCAACTAGCCACAGAGGAGAACGACTTATATGTTTAATCTAGCCGACTATGAACCAGTGGAGGTTCGACTTGAGAAGTTTATTAAGGACTATCCAGATTTCCGCATATCAACTGAGTTGGAAGTTGTCGAGGCTACTCGATACATTGTTAAGGCTTATCTGTTCAAGGCTAAAGAGGACTCTGTCGCATGGGCAACGGGCTACGCTGAAGAGACGGTTACTAGCCGAGGTGTTAACCAGACTAGTGCTCTGGAGAATTGTGAGACTTCGGCGATCGGCCGAGCACTTGCAAATGCAGGTTATGCTCCTAAAGGGAAGCGACCAAGCCGAGAAGAAATGACCAAGGTTGTATCGGCTAAGGTCGAGAAGCCAAGCGTTGCAGAAGTACAGGCTAAGCCAGAAGAGCAGGACTATTGGACAACACCAGTGGGTAAGTACAACAAGGTAGTGGATGCACCAGTCACGCTTGATAAGGCAATGGAGACTATCGCAGCTGTAATGGGCACAGGTGAGGCATTAGAAGCACCATCATGCAAGCATGGTCACATGCAATGGCGCGAGGGTGAGAAGAATGGCAAGGCATGGGGTGGATACTTCTGCTCTGTTGTCAATCACCAGGGTGGGGAACCTAAGTGTTCTACTGTCTGGTACTCACTAGGCTCAGACGGTAAGTTCGCACCACAGAAGGCGTGGGCATAGTAATGGAGTTCGTTATTATCTGGGTTGTGCTTGTCACAGTCGTATTAGCCTTTAACCATGGGAGGTCATTCTGATGGGTTATGTGGAGATTTATAACATCGAGCATGATGGGGAATGGACTCGCTTAGAGGATGTTCCAATGATCACAACGATCAACTGTCAGCTGTGTAATGAGCCAACACTAGCTCATGACATCATCATTCCAGCCATCATTGCAGATGGTGTGCTTACTGCTGGAACATGGCAGTGCAAGAAGTGTCATGCGGTGAACGGATGACGCACGATGAATTGCTAGCAAAGATGAAAGAATTATCACGAACTTTCGCTTATGAATCAAACCTTAACTTTGAATCTGCCCTTCGTGCAGTAGTTGAATTGCATAAACCTGACAAAGAAGGTTTATGTGCAATGAATTGCGTTGTTGTAGATGATGATGGGTATGCTTGGACACAACAACAATATCCTTGCGACACCATTCGAACTATTGAAAACGAGTTAAATGGCTAGTCAATCGCGTAAGCACAGAGGTTTCCGCACTGAGCGTGTAGTCGCAGAGTACTTGGGGAAGTACTGGCCACATGCCAGCGTGGGAAGGGGAAACGGTAAGGACATACTCAATGTCCCGTTCGACTGCGAGGTTAAAGCCCGAGCTGGTTTCCAACCTAAGGCAGTTCTCGCTCAGATCAAAGCTCGTACCGATAAATCAGGGGAAGTCGGTTTCGGAGTACTGAGACTTAACGGACAAGGTGAAGATGCGCGTGAGTATGCCGCCATCATCCGTTTAGAGGACTTGCTGGAACTATTGGTATTGAAGTACGGTCACTTAGACAAAGAGCCAACAGAAGAAGACATGAAAAGATGTGTCTGTGGCTCATGGATGATTAGGAGATGTTTTACATGCCAGCCTACGACTATCGATGTCCTAACTGCGATCTCACGAATGAGATCACCCATGGATGGCACGATCGACCAGTAATTCCATGCACTTACTGTAATGAACCAATGAGTAAGGTAATTGCAGCTAATCCGATCCACTTTAAGGGTACAGGCTGGGGCAAAGACTAATGATTAAATACAAATGGCAATGCGCTTGCAAGATCTGGATTGAAACCGATACAGAGCTGCAAATGGATAAAGCAATGGATCGGCACTACAGGAAACACCTCAAAGAGAATCCTGATTTAGGTAAATAGTTATCCACAGGGCATAGAAAGGTGATCTCAATGAAGCGACACGCCGCTCTGACCAGCACTTATACAAATATGCTTGACACCGATGGTACGCTAACGGCGCAGAGCCTCTCAAAGGCTCACCGCGAGCCCCTTAGGGGCGTAGCTCGCGGGGTGCTAGTAGCTATTGGGATAGCTCTATGCATAATGCCTGATGCAGGTGGATCTAAACCAGTGCAATATGTAAGCTATAAAGAATATGCTTTACATTCATTAGGCTATAACTCTAAAGAGTTTAAGTGTTTAGATAAGCTCTATACAAAGGAATCTAATTGGAGACCTAATGCTAAGAATGGTAGTCATCATGGTATTCCTCAAGGCAGATCACTCTATCTAGCAAGGGTTGATGGGTATAAGCAGGTACAATGGGGCTTAGACTATATAGGCCATAGATATGGTGAACCATGTGTAGCACTAGATCATTGGAGTAAGTACGGATGGCATTAGATAAGCTGAACTCTCGTAGGTATAGAGAGCAGCGTGAGCGAGTGTTCATGCGTGATGGTCGTGTCTGTCAGATATGT